AAACTTTATTAAAGGAGTTGGGTCATGATTTGAGTTTAGATATGCAGTTTCGCTCTTCGGCGAGAGCCGATTTGGAAGTAGAGCAGAAACGATACGAAAATCTTCCTGTTCGAAAGATCGCAAGACAACACGTCAGCGAGTCTAGAGTTCAATTATCAAAACGTACAATTTAAAGGTCATATATGTTGCAATTTATAGTTTCTGTTAAAGATAGGGCTGCTGAAGTTTTTAACCGCCCTTTTTTTGTTCCTCATCGTAATGTTGCTGTTCGTGATTTTACGGATGAGATTAATCGTGCTAATGCCGATAATCCATTAAACAAGCACCCCGACGATTTTGATTTATATCTGTTGGGTCAGTTTGATGATTCAAACGGTGCCTTCATTCGTGAAGGTTCTCCCACAGTTCTCGTCCGTGGTAAGGACGTTGTCCAAAGTTCACTTTGACCCTTGCACCCCTTCGGGGGTGCTTTTTTATTAAGGATATTTATGTTTCACAATAAATCTGCTTCTTCTCATAGTTTTGCTATGGTTCCTAAAGCGGACATTCCGCGTTCTAAGTTTTCTATGGAGAAAACGCTTAAAACCACTTTCGATAGTGGTTATTTAGTTCCTATTATGTGTGAGGAGGTATTGCCTGGTGATACGTTTAATGTTAATGTCACTATGTTCGGGCGTCTCGCGACTCCATTATTCCCAGTTATGGATAATCTCCATCTGGACTCATTTTTCTTCTTTGTTCCTAATCGTTTGGTCTGGAACAATTGGGTTAAATTTATGGGGGAGCAGGATAACCCTGCCGATAGTATTTCCTACAGTATTCCTCAACAAGTTTCCCCAGCCGGAGGTTATGCAGTTGGTTCATTGCAAGACTATTTTGGCTTGCCAACTGCGGGGCAAGTTGGCAACAGTAATACGGTTTCACATTCTGCGTTGCCTATAAGAGCTTATAACCTTATTTACAATCAGTGGTTCCGTGATGAGAATTTGCAAAATTCTTCTGTAGTCGATAAGGGCGATGGCCCTGATTCTTCTCCTTCTACTAATTACACTCTTTTACGTCGCGGTAAGCGACACGACTATTTTACTTCTGCTTTACCTTGGCCCCAGAAAGGTGGTACTGCGGTAACTTTACCTTTAGGTACTAAAGCACCTATTTTTTCTGGTGGTTTAACCACTGGCGGTGGTGCTTATATTCCTACTGGTGGCGGTTCTTATACACCTAATACTGTTACTGGTGGTTATCTTTGGGCAGACAATGCAAGTCCTTCTGGACTTTATGCTGATCTGTCCCAAGCTACTGCTGCAACTATTAATCAGTTGCGTCAGTCTTTTCAGATTCAAAAGCTTTTAGAGCGTGACGCTCGAGGTGGTACTCGTTACACCGAGATTATTCGTTCTCATTTTGGTGTTGCTTCTCCTGATGCTCGCCTTCAACGTCCAGAGTATTTGGGCGGTGGTTCTACTCCTATTTCTATTTCTCCTATTGCTCAAACTTCTGCTACTGGTCAATCTGGTGCTACAACGCCTCAAGGTAATTTGGCGGCTTTTGGCACATATATGGCTAAAGGCCATGGATTTACTCAGTCATTTGTTGAGCATGGTCATGTTATTGGTCTCGTGTCTGTACGAGCTGATCTTACTTATCAACAAGGTATTAGACGGTTTTGGTCTCGTTCCACTCGCTATGATTTTTATTTTCCTGCTTTTGCTACTCTTGGCGAGCAAGCTATCTTAAATAAGGAGATTTTCTGTGATGGTTCTACTAATGATTCCAACGTATTTGGTTATCAAGAGCGATGGGCTGAGTATCGTTACAACCCGTCGCAAATTACTGGTTTGTTTAAGTCTACTTCTTCGGGCACTATCGACCCTTGGCATTATGCGCAAAAGTTTACTAGTCTCCCGACTTTGAATTCAACTTTTATCCAAGATAATCCGCCATTGGCGCGTAACTTGGCTGTAGGTGCTGCAGCTAATGGTCAGCAGCTTTTATTAGATGCATTTTTTCATATTAATGCTGCCCGTCCTCTGCCTATGTACTCTGTACCAGGCTTAATCGACCATTTCTAATATGTCCGATATATTTAGCTCTATTCTTGGCTATGTTGGTCAACAAGAGACCAATCAGGCCAATGAAGACATTGCTCAAAAGCAAATGGATTTTCAAGAGCGTCTTAGTAATTCTGCTTACCAAAGGCAAGTTGCTGATATGCAGGCTGCGGGGTTAAACCCCATGCTTGCATATATTAAAGGTGGGGGCGCTAGTACCCCACCTGGTGCTTCTTATACATCTGCTTCTCCTATTACTGCTGCTTTGAATGCAAGGCAACAGTCTGCACAAGTTGAACAAACTAAAGCTGCTGCCAAGCAGACTGGTGCTCAGACTGAATATTTGGAAGGTGTTCAAACCGATTTATCTCGTGCCGAGATTAAAAAGGTTGAGCAAGCAACCGATATGATCAAATCTCAGATTGATCAAATTAAAGGTGATACTCATTTTGAAACTCAGCAGAATAAGTTAAAAGCTACTGCTTATATGCTTAAGCAACAAGGTGATTATTATCAAGAGCAAGGCATGACTTCTGGTAAACAGCGTGCTGTTATGGAAGAGACAATTAACAATCTTAAAAAAGATGGTCAATTGAAGCAATTTGATATCAATGCTGCTAAAGCTTTTGATAATTTTGGTAGAACTTCTAAAGAGTTATTACCTGTTATTGAGATTATGAAATCAATTTTGTTACCCCGTGGCCTTAGATAATGGCACGATATTTTTTAAAGGAATTACCTATGAAAACCGTTTTTTGTCGCTCTGCTTATAACTATGACATGGACCTTGCCAGTGACCAGGCAGGTCTTAAGTGTTTAGATCCTTCTTTGACGCAGCAGCAATTTAAAGAAGACTCTGATATCAATACCATAGTTGATCGTTTTATGAAATCAGGAGTCTTACCTACTCCTGTTAATATGCCTCAATATATGGACGCTGAAGGCGTTTTTGATTTTCAGACTGCTATGAACTATGTTCGTCAGGCTGATGAGAATTTTATGCGCATGGACGCTAAAGTCCGCGCTCGTTTTAATAATAGCCCCCAAGAGTTCCTCGAGTTTTTCGCTAATCCCGAAAATACAGACGAGGCGATTCGCTTGGGATTGGCTATTCCTCAACCCGTTGTAGAAACGCAAAGCGTTTCTGCTGCGGAACCGACGTCCAAGTCGGAATAATGCTATGCTCGGGTACAGTTTGCTACTTGATGTAACTGTACCCATTGACACCAACTTCTAAGGAGAATGAAATGAAACCTTTACACCGTGCCCCTGTACATAAACACAGTTCTGCTAAGCAGTTCCGTTATAACGTCGGCCGTACTCAACTGGCCAATATCGTTAACGCTCCAATGCGTGGCGGTATACGTTTCTAAGGTCCTGTGTGTACTTCTTTGTGGTCTCATCCTACCCATGGTCCTCTTAAATGCGGTCAATGTATAGAATGCAGACTTGCATATTCAAGGGAGTGGGCGATAAGAATTACCCACGAACAGATGATGCACGAGAAGTCCTGTATGCTCAACCTTACATATGATGATGATAATTTACCTAAGCATGGCCAGCTTGTTAAAGCGGACTTGCAAAAGTTTTTCAAACGTCTTCGTAAGGGTGGGTACAAGTTCCGCTACGTAGCCTCTGGAGAGTATGGTGAACAAACCAGACGTCCCCACTTTCATATTGCTTTGTTTGGAGTGGACTTTGATATTGATCGTGTGCTTTTTGGTCGTGCTTCTGGTGGTGACCGGACTTACATATCTAACACAGTTGCTAGGTATTGGCCTCAGGGAAACCACTTAATTGGAACACTTAATTTCGAAAGCGCAGCATACATCGCAAGATATATACTCAAGAAAATTAAAAGTTCCGAGAAGGTCTCACCCTTGCCGTTACACGTAAATAAAGAGGATGGGGAAATAATATTTCCTAATCCGGAGTTCTTAATAATGTCGAAAGGCATTAGTAAGGGGTGGTTTAATGACTACTTTA